TGAGTGCGCGAGTGAACTCTTCCTCATACAAAGCTTTCAAACCTTGCACTCGCTCCGGCGCTCTTTTGAGAGCCATGTAATAAGCCAAACCAGCCGTCAGGCATGGAAAGAAACGAAAGGGAATCTCCATGGTGTTTGCACCAACATCAGCGTCATCCATTCTGCTCAACACATTAAGATGTAAGACATAGGTGCTGTTTTTGTCTGGAGTCGGCCATACCGAAACCGTGGGCGATAGCTGCTTATCTACAAAATACTGGTTTGGTTTGCCAGTGGAGGTTTTTGTAGTGATGTTTGCATACTCAGCGCGGGATAGCCGGGTCATGGGTATATCTGTCGTCGTGCCTTGTATGGTTTCACGAATAAACACATCCAACACATCAATCGTGGCAGTAGGGTTCGTCGAATCTATGGTGTAGCTACTCGTATCTTTGACCATGCTGATCGTCTTTTCGTTGACGGTCCATTGGTTCAAACCTCGATTTGCCCACTCAGCCAGCATCAAGTTCAGTGATCGCGTGGCACTTTTGAGATCGTAACCAGTGCGAAGCTCTAACCCGCACCGCTCAAACGCCTCTTCGATGTATATCGCTACATCTGGTTCAAATGTTTTTGTGCCACTCGTTGCCATTACTTCTTCTTCTTCCTGCCTCTTTTCGGCTTCTCATCCTCTGCATACAAATTATTAAAGATCTGTTGCGTATCTAAGGTGTAGTCTAAATCGCTTTTTGAGTAATGGATATATTGAGATGGTCTGAAATCAGGCGCACCTTCGCCTGTTTCAAACCATGCTGGGTGTGTTACTCGGACGCGATTATTAGGAAGAGCAACAATATTGCCGGTCCAAGGGCCAGCATCAAGCAACTCCAGAACGTGACTTTGTTTATGCTGCGCCGGATCATCCGCTATCTCGTTCTCCGCATAATCCACCGTAAATAAGTAACGTGCAGGATAAAGCTCTCCGTCAATTTTCGCCAACCATGGGCAAGGGGTTGCGCGATCCAGCACATAAACAGCGTGATTATAAGAAGAGCAATCCCAAGGTTGTGCAGACCAGACCGGCATTGTCTCAGGCCAGTCTTCAAGAGGCGTGTCAGCCACGAGCGCAGTGATTGGCATCCTCGCCCACATCGCCCCACCAGTGACGTTAGGTTCGTTATCGTCATCATACGTTTCTGCTCCAGTGAATATCACTTGGAAAGATAAACACCTGGTCGGCATAGTGGTTACAGCAATGGCCATCGCGTGTAGGAACTCGCCATGGTACTTTTGATGGTTGTGCGTATACTCCTTCCTCACCCAACACTTAAAATGAGGAATATTGGATTGTAAATACGGCACTACATCTATCGACCGTATAAACCACTATTCCTGTTTGAAGGTGGACGACCTTTCAAAGCACCGCCAGCAGCATACCCTTTAGTCTTCATCTTACCGCCTTTAGCCATACCCTTAGCTTTCATCTTCCCGCCTTTGGCCATGCCTTTGGCTTTCA